TTTACTCATTTAATTATTCCTTTCAGATTTTAGCAAGATTGTAGACATTTACGAGGTCTTCCGTAATTTCACTGCCACCAGTAATCAACCCGGAATCTCGCAATTCATCCGCTAGTAGTTTTAGTTTAGGGTCTTTTTTCGATGGGATCGCACCGTCAATGTTAAGTGAGCTCTTGACTTTCACCTTGAAATTATTTGACGGAAAAACATGTCCATTCAGTTTAATTTCGAGGTAATAAGTGCCTGGCTCTACGACATCCCCCATGACGAACGTAAAATGCCCGTTTTCAACGGTAACGTCTTGATAGAGTGCCACGATTTCGTCATTTGACAGTGTGAGCTTACCAGTGCCGGACAGATTCATGCGTTTCCCATCGTAACCCAAAATTTCAAAACCAAAGACTGAGGTAACATCCCCACTTTTGAGGATGTCACCACCTTCAATTTGGTTGATAGAGGTCATGAGTCTAGACATAAGCTAGTCCTCACGAGGTTGGTTATAGTTTAATGCACGTTCACTGTCTGCTACGCCCTTAGTAGTTGGGTCAGTTACGATACCCAAGATTACCAAAATCACAACGAAAGTATTTACTCCCTCTTGGATATTGCTAGGGATATTAAGCCCGAATTGTTGCAACATCAAAAAGATTGCTGAGATAAGAGCTACCAAAGTAGCTTTGTTTTGCAAACGTAGTTTAAAATTAATCATTTTTCTTCTTCCTCCTTGGTAAGATTAAATTTATCCTTATCAATATTTTTCTTGACAAATCTGTCAATGAAGGGAATTTCAACCCCTAGAGCCGATAAGCTAGCCAAAATACTAGCCCCGTACGCTGATAGCATGGCGAAAATAAAAGCATCCATAGCACCGCCTAAATTCATGAAAACCATAAACGGATAGGATACCATTACGATAATCAACATAGCCGTGTG